TGAATCTTGCACTGTATATCCATGTATTGAAATGATGCATATAAACAAGTCTTAATCCATACTCAAATCCTTCAATGATATCTGGAGCATATAAAAACCCTTTAGAATATCCTTTATAGTTATTATTTGGTTCAATCGTAATATAATCACCTCTCTTATGTACCTTATGACCTCTGTTTTTCATCTCTTTCTTAAATTCTTTATAATCAAACATATTCATCACAACCTTTCTTGATAAAAATAAAGAAGTGAATAACCATATTGTCATCCACTTCTTTATTCTCCACTATGTATCTATTATTAAAAAGAAAAATGTTTATTTCCATTCTCCGTTTGTTTTAATGTTGTTAATCACAGGTATTGCTATTTCTTGCATTAGCTGTTTTAACTCATCCTGCGAAACTTTTCTTTCTTGTGCTTTGACAATCTTTGCTACCTCAGTAGGAACTTCACATTTATATTCCATTGAATATAATATTATTGCTTCATAAAATTTAGAAACATCTACTGTTTCCACTGCAAATTGAATTTTATGCAACAATCCTGCTTTATTTGCCTGTTCTTCATTAAGCATATTTAATCCCTCCTTTCTATTATTATGTATTATTATATCACTATTGCTAATTCCTGCATAGTTTCTATTTTTTCTATAGCAATTTCCTTACCTTCTGCAATAGTCATACAAGAACATAATCTTGTCCATGCATTATAAGCCGTGTTGAACATCATTACATCATACTTCTGATTGAATGAATTAATTTCCATTCCAGCCGTATATCTATTCACTATACGTATTTTTATTCCATTTACTCTAAAATTTCTCATTACAATCACAACCTTTCACTGTAAATTATCCATTCCTTTCCATAAAAAATAAGAGACTGGATATTTTCAATCTTTCCAATCTCTTAAATGTTCTCTCTAAATTATTCAATTATTACAAAATTTCATTTTGCTTTTCTAATAAAATTAATAATGCACTCATTGTCATTTTCTGTATGTATTCATCTTTATCCAATTCTTTTTCAGTTATTGGCTGATCTTCATCAATAAAATCATAATTTACATACAATGTAACTCCTGAATTATCCTTGCACCATACTACAACAACTGTGTCACCACCAAATTCTACAATATCTTCTTTAAGCTCTTTGATTAATTCCGAACATTCATAACTAATTCCCAAACCTTGTTCATTTATAAATGCCATTACTTATTCCTCCAAATTTTTTATAAACCTAAATCCGTTTGCCGTAGTTTTCTTTTTAGAACCATCCTTACGATAAAACCAATTGCCTTTTATAATACCTTCTTCAATAACTTCTGTTGCTACTGGATGTTTTCTAGTACCAGACCATTCTAAGAAAGCACATTCCCATCTTTCTTCTGAAGGTTTAGATTCCATTCTTTTCTCTTTTTTATAATCTAAAAGCAATTCCTCAATTTTATCATCTGTCAAATTTTCTATTCTATTAATATCAAGCGAATAGAATTCTGTTTTATTATAATGATTACTTGTATGATGCCATGAAGAATATCTCAAGCAAACTTCTTTCAATACTTTTATAGGAAGTCTTCTTAACTTCTCAATTGAACATTTCAATTCAATTTCTGTATCTTTAATTGTATCAAAAATATTTGCCTTTGTCCACTTGCTTAATGGTTTTTCACCATCTTCATATGCTGCAACTGCATTGTTGCTCATACTAAATCCGTTATATCCTGCCATATTCATCAACCTTCTTCCTTATATATTATACCATATTTTGTGTCTTATTAAAAGAATAGTAAATTTCCGATTCATTGGTTATTCGATTTCTTCATGTATCATAAGAGAATATCCATCCCACAGTTCTACATCAATAACCTTTGACAATTCTTTATACAATTCGGGATGATTTATCTCAATATTTTGAATAGCTGCTATAACCGGTTCGTTTCTATCACCCTTAATTGCAATTTTATTTATTGCATTTACCTTACTTGCCTTCATATTGTTTACCTCTCTTTCCCAGTAAATCATCGTTTCATTAGATTTTATATTCTAAATCTACTTTATTTCCATCAAATGCATTCCACCGTATATCAATATGCTTTAAATCTAAGCACTTAGCAATTGTTATAGTGGCAGGAATATTATCGTTTCTGTTATTCACTATTGATATACTAGCCCCACAATACATATTTCTATACTCATTTAAGTTTATCTCTGGCTCGCCAGTTCTTTTATTCATATCATTAATAGATTCAAGAGATTTTAAATCGTAATCCCATTTTGTCTCAATAGAGATATTTGTTTCTTTTATAAGCTCATTAAAATCTGAAACATTGATTGTAACCAATCTTGTATGTTCTTTATCATATTTTTTAAATTCATTGATCATTTTATCTACCTCCGTTCTTACCAATAAATCCTCAGTTCATATTATTCTCAATTTCTTTTAGTCTCTCTTCTGAACCGCCAAATTCGTAACACTTACATGGTTCATTATCAACAGATACATCTTTCCCATATTTCTTTCCGAAACATCTTCCAAGCCATTCTTTTCTACATAATTGACAATTATGCATATTCATTTCCTTTGTTATGTGCATATAATTCACCTCATTTTTAAAATTGTGTTCTAATAGTTATTTTTAAGACATTATCAATAATTTTCCATTCTCTGACTGTATAATAACCAAATTGTCTTATAGCTTCATTTGCATTATTATATCTATGCGTATCAAAGCTATGCATATCATAAATTTTAATATGATTATCTCCTGTGAAATTTTCTAAAAATTCTTTTACTTTCATATATTTGCCTTTTCCTTGAAACTCTTGTTTACTTACCTAATTTTCTTTCATATTTATAGTAACTTCCGAACCATACAAATTCTGGATTCATAATCGTACCAACATTTTCTTTAACCTGACCACTATCTTTAAATCCTTTTTCAGTCATTTGTTCTGCATGTTTATTACGTTCCTCTTCTGAATCATAATGGTACTGTTCTATCACTTCTGTATAAGTGCTATGATCTCCATTTTCATATGAATATTTCTTGATAATACTTTCTTTTACAATCTGCATACTTCATCACTCCCTTACTTCTACATTTAATGTAATCTCATACTGTTCACCTTCAATCAACCGTTCATTTAACACTTCTGTTTCTAAGGGATAATTCATATCATTAATAGACATTCCATTCTTATCCACAAAATCATAAACTCCGTCTGCCTTATTCCAAAAATCTCTTAATATTTTTGCCATAATTCATCACTCCATTTCATACTTTGCATTCTCTATATTCTTTTTCAGTTAATAGTCCTTCATCGAACATATTTTCAAGCGTTCTATATACAGCGTTTGCTCTCCAACTTGCATATGAAAAACCATCAAACTCTCCAATAAGTGCATCTCTGTTTTCTTCACTTTGTTTTTGTAATTTTTCTGCTAATGAAGAATTACGAAAGAAATATGCTTTATATATGGCTGCTTTAATTCTAAGATTCTCAATTTCATATTCCTGAGAAACTAATTTCTCTTGAGATTCTAATAACTGTAATCCCAGATTCCCTAATGAACTTCTTTCGATTCTGTTTCCAAAATAAGTATAATTCATAAATCACCACTCCTTAATCTACCTGAATAGTTAATCTAATCCGTTTTCCACCTACACAATCAATAACAATTCCGTTGTCTCCTGTGACATACATATCTGGATAACGACCAACTCTTTCAATTTCAGATGCATCACCAGTTTCCATTTTGTCATTGAAAAAATCGTATAACTCATTCTCAACAGACTCTTTTGTAATCACCTTTACAACTTCGAATCCATCATGACAAAATCCCGTCTCGTCTGATAACCAATCTGAAATCTCTTCAAGTGCAAATTCTCTATCTTTCTTATACATTTCCTCTAATTCATCAGGAACAATCATTTCTGTTGGAAGAGCATTTAACACTTCCTTGTCTCCATCTGTGTCCCATTTAATATTTATTGCTTTTAACATATAAATCACTCCTTACGCAATCTTCGTTATTTCCATATAACAACCATCCATGGCTTTATTATACTGCCTAATATCATAGAGCCAACTAAACGGAATTTTAACAGTTCCTTCTTTTTTTAATTTTTCCATTATTTCGCCAACATCAAAACATCCTTGCATCCATCCATAGCCCGATAAATACTGTTGTCTATCTAGTTCACACAGTCTATCGTGATATTTAATTGTGTTTTTCTTTAAGAATTTAACATATCTATCAGATAGTCCATAATTTTCCTCTTGGTTATCATCACTATATTCTGACTTAACAAATGAATTTCCATGGAATAACTCAAGTTGCCACATTACTTCTCTCATATTATAAAGAGTTCTCGTTATTCCGTTTATTGAAATCATATAATCATTTCGTGTGCCAGGTTCCCAATTCTTTTTACTACATCTTCCGCATTTATATGTATCTGTGTTAATTGTCATCTTATATCTTGCCATAATCATTAACCGTCCTTTCTTTCGTACAAACATATCTCTTCTGGATATGCAGCTATTTTATCTCCGTTTTCAAACTGAATATACCACATAGGTAAGCATTCAAGATCAGCTCCGTTTTCTTTATCTTCTGTAATTTCTTTTACTCTACCAAGTACAGTGAATTTCATTCCTAAATACTTCTTTTCCCCTGTATATGGAGTACCAAAAGTATCTGCAAATCCAATGTGCTCATATAATTCAAAACAATCATTTACAAAGTTTTTTTCTTCACTTTCCGTCAAATCATCCCTTGTTATATATGGATTATCAAATCCATATGCCTTATGTAATTCTTTAAAATTTTTATACATATCCAATCTCTCCAATCTTAAAATGAAATTGCTATTTCTTACCACTTAATTTCTTTTACCATAGCTGTGTAGTATGGTTCAACAATGCTCACAAAAACCAATGTCGCATGTTCTAACGGTTCATATAATACACACTTGACTACTACTTCTATTTCTTTCCATTCAGATGCTTTCATAGAAATCCTGTAATCTTTCCGTGGTGTAAAATCAAGAATTCCTAAATTGCATTTTGTTGTTTTATCAATCACAAAAATATTATTCATTTCCATCACTCCAATCTATGCTTCATAATCAAATTCGCTTAATCCACCACTTGCAAATACATATTCTGCTACATCTGGAACAAATATCATAAGATTATCAGGATATTTTCTTTCATCCTTAATTGCAAAATATCCTCTTTCTTTTACATCATCATCTTCAAAGTAATAACCCAAAATCATTTCTATTAAATTTTCCATTGATGTTTTTGGCTCGTATTTCTGTTCTCTGATCCATGCAGCCATATAATCGTAATCACACCATTTCTCTTTTGGATATATATTGTAATCCTTTTCCTCTGTCCATTTACCTGTCCACTGATCTACCATACTTATACCTCTTTGTAATCTTCCAATAGCTCATTTAAGTTACCTTTTCTCCACCGATGAAGTTTTCCATCGCCAGTATAATTTCTAACAACTCCAACCTTATGACCTGCAACTTTCTGATCGTGCTGTATATACTGACGAACAGAATTATGATGATGTCCATCATTATGCACTTCTATGTACTTTTGTTTATTTCGCTTGTTTTGATATATCCTTACTTCCATATTAATATCCCTCCAATCGTTTCCATTCACCATTTTTCTGTTCCCATGCAGTCGGATTTAAGCCATACAAACCCTTTTTTGAACAATTCATCATATCTTTTGTCCATCTGATCTTTGGTATCGAACAGTTCCTCACGGTCTAAGTTCCCTTTGTCTATACCAGACAGTTTATATATTCGCAGTTTATACATTTCAATCACTCTCCTCGTCTTCATCTT